TATCGAATTCATTATACCTTTCCTTATGCGGACTCAAATCAGCAGCATTCAACACTACAAAAGAGACTATCTGATTAGTCCCTCTACTCTTAAACCAAAATAAATAGTTCGGAGTGGTAAGAGTCTGCTTCTCCGTCAGAGTCAGTATAATAGTCGAAGTAGAGTTCTTAGTAAGGTGAATCATACCTATAAATAGCTAAATCCGATTTTTTTCCCAAAAAGAAAAACCCCCACCGAAGTGAGGGCTTATCTACCTACCTATAACGAGCCACGAAAGCCTATTAGGAAACGAGACCAGCGATGATACCGCTATTAACCTCAGGAGCGAGTTCTTTCTCACCACCTGTGAAAGTCAGCGTATATCCGCTACGATCTCCCTGAGCAGTACCGGTAGCAGCAGTACCGCCTGTGATATCCAAACCTTGATAGCGACCAAGCAACCAATATTTATCGTTAGCATCTTGAACGACAGCCATCAAAGTATTTTTAGCGAGAAGCAGAATCTCATTACGAGTATTCGCTTGGAGTTTGTTCAGAACGATGCTCATTTCCTGTGCATAGAATACAGTTCCGTTTTCTACGGAAGCAGTAATCGTCTCAGTCAAAGCACCTGTGTTCTTTACTAACTCATATTTGTAGAATACCTTCCCAGCTGATTTAGTAATCGCAGAGACGATACCAGAAGCCTCAGTAACTGAACTCACGTTAGCGTGAGCAATCAGCCATACAGCTTTGATACCACCGAGCGATTCTTTACAATCGAGAGTGTATCCTTGTGTTAGTGCGCAGGGCATATTTATTAATTTATTAAGTTAGAAAAATTGGGGGGTGATTAGCCCCCCGATTTATTAGATGATGAAAGAAGCAACCTCATCGAGGAAAGCTACGTTTACACCGAGTTTGAACTCAGCTACGAAACGCACCTCGTCAGCCTCTTTAGCGTAGAACAGCTCATAACGCTCTTCTTCGTTCAGAAGGTCTGTACCCAAAAATGCGTTGCTTAAACGCATAGCGTACAACTTGCTAACACCATTCAGACCAGGAGTAGCTACTACCTTGATAGAAGTACCAGGAAGAACGAACTCGCTATCAGCCTTACCATCAAAGCTGTAGTTGAACATATTAGCGTTCTTCAGAGCGATGGTGTAAGTGCGGAATACATCCTGAGACATAAAGATAGTCATATCATCTTTAGCTACTACAGAAGCAGGGATAGCACGATACAGAGCATCAACAACTGCGATTACGTTAGTAGAAGTGATAGAAGTAGCAGTAGAACCGAAGTATGTAGCGTTGTTAGACTCAACAGCAGAAGTACCGATCAACTTAACGAGACCATCAAACTTGTTCAGGTTTACGTTAACTGAAGCAGTATCACCTTGCCAGATAGCAGTCTCAAGTTGAGCAGCGATACGAGCAGCTTTCTTGTCAGAATACTCAGCAGCGAAAGCAATAGAATCGTAACGGCTTCCCTCAGGCAGAGCCTTCTGCAGATACTTGCTCTCCAAAGACTTAGGACACAGAGACTCATTTACTTTGATCTTACCAACAGTCACAGTACGTTGAGTGAAAGTAGTAGTACCAGAAGCGTTGAATCCGCAAGATCCACCAGCTTGGAAGATAGCATCGGTATCCATAATGTTGATTTTCTCAGCGGATTTAACTCCGACCATTACGTTACCTTGAGCCTTAATCAAAGAAGCAGTTTTTGCACCCAGAACAGAGCTGGTAACCAAGAGTGCTTCGTTCTCTTTGGTATAATTGGTTAGTGCTGATACATCAAATGCCATTGTTGTAAATTTTAGATTTTAAGTTTTTATTTTGCGTATTTACTCAAGAAAGCATCAATCCGAGAATCTTTACTCGGAACTACTTTGTTGAATGTTTGTTTGGGTTTTTCGGTAGCGTCAGCCGAAGGAGTCTGAATGAGTTGCAAAACAACATCGGTAAGTTCTTTGATAGCAGCCGAAAACTTTGCTTCTGCTTCTGCCATCTTAACTTCCTGTTCTTTTTTACCCTTCTTCATATCCTCAATCTGTGCTTCCATCTCTGCGATTTTCTTCTTCAACTCCTCATCTACCACTTCCTCAACGGGAGCTTCGGGGAGTTTGATTTCAGTAATCACAGAACTTTCATCAAGTACGATAACCATTCCGTCAGCGAGTTCGTGTTCGCCAGCAGGAGCAGGAGTTTCGTTACCTGCGTCATCTACCAACATAACCTTACCACCGACTTCGAGCTTATCCATCTTGATCTTCGCTCCGCTTTTCAGTACATATTCTTTGTACTCAGGAGCAGCAGGTTCGATAGATACCTCTACCTCCTGTGCTTGAACAGGAGCAGGTGGCATCTCAGCGAACATCTGCTTGATTTGCAAGAGTGCTTCTAAAGGGGTCATAAAATAATTTAACCATAAATAGGTGAGGGAGTTAAATGTGACCACATAAAGAAAAGGGGAGCGTAGAAACGCCCCCCGATTTTAACCAAAAACTAAACGCTATGAGATATCAAATATACTAATAAAGTTAGCATAAAAAAAATAAAAAAAAACTTGAAAAATAATTTTGTATTTCAAAAAAGAGGTCTATATTTGTTCTGTAATCAAAAAGCAAACACTATGATCCTTCTCCTTCCCCTCCTCGCCTCTGTCGGATTTACCTTGTATTTCCATCTGGAAAACAAAACCTACTTCGCCAAAAGATATTACAAACTCTAAAACTTAAACCCAATGACTTACCAAATGACTCGCCAACAAATCGAATCTCTCCAAGTCGGAGACTTATTACCTAATTGCTTCGGACAAATGAAGCCTATTACTCGAATCACTTGTAAGAGTGAGGATATTAAAGGAAAGTTGTTTGCTTGTTTTTATCAGCAATGGAATGAAACTTCCGAAATGTCTCACTCTATTAAGGAAGGAGAACCTATGTTATTCGTTAATTGTTAAACTCTAAAACTAAACACAATGAAACCAATGTTTTCAGGATCTTATTTTCATCCATCTATTTTGAAATGCCCAAATGGTAAATTCAAATTTGTTGGAACACTACCAGAAGAGGTATTAATTAAAGGTAAAAATCACATAGGACAAAAGGATTATTTTAGTCCATTATTCAATTCATATGAAGAGGCTCAAAATTTCTACTTTGAAAAAACAAACAAACAAATAAACTAAACCAAATGACAAACACAAATCAAATGCAAGTAACAGAATTGAAACAAAATCACTACATTTTCGGAAATAAAGGAAATGTATGGGGAAATACCTGTCATATAGCTGAGTCAGGTAAAAGCACAACTTTATGCGGAACACCAATGCTCAGTACGAATTGGGCAAGAATTGAAAAGGTACAACACATTGGATGCCCTAACTGCTTGAAAATGTATGAGTTAGAAAATAAATAAAAATTTCTTGAAAAAAACTTGGAAATACCAAAATAAATACTACCTTTACTCTGTAATCATTCTTAACCATTAAAACAAACACTATGAAAGAGTTAATCAAAAAATGCGAAGAACTTGGATTTGTCCTGACTGTTAGCGAGGAAGGACTTACTGCGATGGCGGTAAAAATGAAATCCAAATCCAGATTCCCGAAACCTGAATTTAACTACCGATTCAGGACTAAAGAAAGAATGGTAGAGTTCATTACTGAATTTATCGAAAAGAAACTTGAAGTTCTCAAGTGGAAGGAAGAGAAGAAAGAAGCTAAAAAGAAAGCTAGAGAAGAGATGAAACACTCCTTCGAGGTTGGTCAGGTTCTATACGATTCTTGGGGATGGGAGCAAACAAACATCGACTTCTACCAGGTGATCGAAGTAAAACCCAAATCTGTGATAGTTAACCGAATCTCTAGCAACTACGCAAAGAATCAAGAATCTGGATACAGCAGTATGAGTGCCTTTGTTGTACCAAATAAAAATAGCTTCATCGGAGAACCACAAAGAAAGCCGATCCTAGTGAGTGTTCACAATAACATCCCTAGCTACTACATCAAGTCCAAGCACGGATGGATAAGCGAATACACCGATGGAGAGCGTGGTGTTTATTCTTCTTGGTATGCATAAAACAAAACAAAAATGGGGAGGGAAAAGAAATAACTCTGGAAGAAAGAAAAAAGAACCCTCCTCATATATCTCTTTCAGAGTTTCTGTAAAAACTAAAGAAAATATCTATTTAACTTATGGCAAGAGTATTCACGATTTATTTAAGGAATGGATAAAAACAATTTTGCCAGAATAAAAAATTTAATTATATTAGTTATATGAAGTACGAATTGGAAATAGATAAAAAGTTCCCAAATCCAGATGCTAAGGAAAAGCAACTTCAAGAGCTTATTAATGGTAGAAAACCTCGTAATCAATACGAGAAAGATTTAGTTAAGCAACTTGAGAAGATGAAAAAAGATGGCCTTATACCATACATCCCTAGCAATTAACTCTTAGACTTATTTAAGAACTTAGAGTAAGCTGATTTATCGTGAATTGTTGTTTTACCGCCAACGTGAGAAAAAATCAATTTAGGTTTTTTACCATTGTTATCGTATAAATGTAATTCATCGAACACATTATTTTTTGCGAATTTTGGAACTAGAGTAGATATTTCTTTATGCATACTCCTTATGTAATCTTCAGGAACATATCGACCAGTTTTATCTGCTCTTTGTTTCGCTCTTTTTACTGATACTTCTGTATCGGTAGTAACATAGTGAGCAACTACCTTTTT